TCATATTGCGGAGCGACGAACCGAAGTCCCTATTACGACGACCAACTTCGGTTCATCCTTTGAAGTCGAAATTGATCCCTATGGCGATGTGATGTCCGAGTGCGCTCTGGAAATCGATCTCCCTACCTGGCTTCCCTCTTTGCCCCGATTACCAGGCGGACAACCCTGTCTGCCCAGTATTATTAACGGGCTCTATCCTATTACAGATTCTATCAACGGTTTATCCTATGGATATGTAAATGCTGTGGGATACTTTCTCTTTGAACGCATCCAGTTCTTTCAGGACCAATTCTTAATTCAGGAATGGAGCGGAGATGGTCTCTATGCCAAACAAGTGTGCGAAGGATCCTGGAATAGTAGTTTGCTGCAGCAAGTGAATGGCGGCTTATTGGAAACCAGGGATCCTTATACGGATGCGATTACTCCTCGAGGCATTCAGCTTCGTGCCACCCCAGGACACCTTCGCATCGTGTTACCCCTTCCTGGCATGCAGTGCCCTGGAGATGGTGGATTTCCGCTTGTTAGCATGGCCTGGCAGAAATTTCGTATCAAGGGTATCCTTCGCCCCTTGGAAGATCTCGTCGTATGCAGCGACCCGACGATACGAAAGCCTGCCCCATGGAATGTTCCTCAATTTCGATATCAGTTTCCTGATCAATCTTATTATACCTTTTCTCCTAAGCCTTTCAATCAGATCGGACAGCCCACCATTCTCCTTTCCACCATTCAACATTATGTCCCCCCTAAAGTCCAAGAGGAACTCCGCTCCAAGCCCATTCAAATTCCCTTTCGTCGTCAATTTGAAAACAACTTTACTTTTGGGGAACTGGACTACATTCCTCTGGATAAGGGCGGAACCGCGGCATGTACGCGCCGTCTTGATGGACGACATCCTACTGAGAAAATCTTCTGGTTTTTCCGCAATTACAATTCACTCGATAACAATCGTTTGGATGACTTTTCTAATGACTATTTCGAGCATCGTCCGCCATCTGCTACACAACCCTATACGATGCCCTATGGTGAGCATTATTATCGGATGAAGCTGGTGATTGCAGGAAAAGACCGTGAATTGCTCCATGAACCATTTTTATGGGGTCCCATTTGTCAGTTGGCAAAAGATGAGAAAGCAAGCGGCAAACAAATCGGAGAAATGAAATGGTCTACTGGCGCACAATATGGTACCATTTATCCCGCCCCGCGTCAGCCTGAAGGAACCGTGAATTTTACAACTGCGGATCGCCCCACACTGTACCTAGAATTGGCGAATATTACCCCTAATCTAATGCTCGCACAGCGCAAATCCGAATTTCGTGTATTTACCGAAGGGTGGAATGTGTATGAAGTGAAAGAAGGTCGTGGTCGTCTATTATTTGCAAACTAACAACTTAGTAGCGGAATGTGTACGGTGCTTCGACATACCATCAAAAGCATTCCTAAGGTGGAGGATTCTATTTGCGTCGGCATTCTTACCCTCCCTCATTCTCGCAAACAATCGCGTAAAATGAAGCATGGGCATATCATGAAATCCTATGTCGATTGGTTTGAAAATCAGGGAGTGAAGGTCATTCCCGTCCCATATGATACCATGCATCATGATGCCTATTTTCACATGATCAATGGTCTATTTATTCCAGGAACAGACAAGGGATTTGATGTCATGAATAAAACGCTCGTCAAGACTGTGACGCGGTTTTTTGAATTATCCCTGCAGCCTGGCGAATACTTCCCCATTTGGGGGACCTGTTTCGGATTTCAACTTCTAACCATGTTAGTGAGTGGTAATACGATCCTGCAGCGATATGAGGCAGACGGGCGTTTCCCAATTCACATTACAAAGGATGGAAAACGATCGCGTATGATGCACGGCTTTTCCAAACCATATCGCTCTTATTTGGAGAACTCTCCCTCCACCCTACAATATCACGATTATGGCATTTCTCCTACTGATTTCCTGGCAAATGCTCATTTACGCCGATTCTATCGCATTTTGGCAACGGCCAAAGATCATCAGGGGTGCGAATATGTGGCGGCCATCGAGGGAAAATATTATCCCATTTATGGAGTTCAAGGCCATCCTGAACGGCAGAAACGGAGCGCACCCTTTTTATCCTTTTTCATTTCTGAACTACAAAAGAATACCCATCGCGCGAATGTTCCGTTTATGCGATCCATTTATAGCGCAGAGAAATGCGTCCATGATAAGGAGCGAAATGAGCTGTGCTATTTCTTTTAGATATACAGTTGTAATGATTTGTTTACGATAAAATAAATCATTGCATTATTATTATATATTACTCGCATAAATATATTAAATTCTTATGTTCCTCATTATTGATATATTCGGTTGTTACATTTTTTCAATCGTTTCTTTGTCAGGAAATGTATAGTTCTCTACTAATGTCCAATTTGTATCATTTGCTAAGGATATACATTTACATGTATCATTACTGAGGATGTACATTTCGGGAGATAAATATTTGTCATTGATTGTTCCTAGATGTTGTAGGTAACTGGATTTGCTCCACCAAAAGTTTCCTGAAAGGTGCTTTTTTGGATATAACGATAAACTGCATCCAACCGCATCATATGTTTTTAGTAATTTGATACTGATATCATACTGTAGCAAGATATAATAATTTAATATTTTTCTTCTTGATGAACAAATTTGAAAATAACGATCGGTTTCTGGTTTTATTGCTTTTGTATGAAAATAATACAGATAGTACTCTTTTTCTGTAATATACTGCTTGTAATTATTAATAGCAAATTTTTCAAATAAATTATCTGGACTTGTGACTCGAATGCATTTATTAGGATCTAACATGGTATGTAATATAGCATCTAACTCAATACATGTATCTTTGTTATATTCTGTTATAAATAGAATAAGCTTTTTTGTAATTTGAAATAAACCTTTATTTACGATCTCTAATTGTTCTTTCACAATATCAAGATAGTTATGTTTGCAACAAATAAAATATACACCAATAATTGTATTATCCATTATTATTATAATAATAATACCATTTATTATGCTTTAAATCCACCCTTGATCCACTCCGCAACCTTCATGGTATCAGACGAATTGGACTTTACTCCACAATAGCCAGGGTATAATCATTTTCATCTTGATCATACTTGTACCACTCGATCTGATTACTCAAAGAAAGTATAAATTTGATTGGCACTATTAAAATTATATTTAATAATGCCACCCAAGAAGACATTAGAGAATTTTATTCTTAGATCAATAGAAAAATATGGTGATCAATTTGATTACTCATTAAGCGAGTATATAGGAATTCATAAATTAATTACAATGAAGTGTAAAAATAATCATGTCTTTACAACATATCCGTCAGTTCATTTATCTAAAAAATCAAAAGGAGGGTGTAGCCAATGTCATTTTGAAAATCTACCATCTATATTAACAAAATACAATCAAGAAACATTTATTAAAGCTGTCTCAGAACTTCATATGAATCAATATGATTATTCTAAAACAATATATCAAGCTTTACGAACTCCTATTACAATTACATGTAAAATACATGGAGACTTTATACAAAAACCCGTTAATCATTTACATCATAAAAATGGATGCAATGAATGCGGTAGAATAAAAACAATAGCATCACAAGTATTATCTGAAAAAGAAATAGAGGATAAACTAGATAAATTTAGAATACTACATAACAATCGCTACCAATATGGTAAAATATTTCGAGAAAATATGGTACTTTGGTTAGAAATTATTTGTCCTAAACATGGATCGCATATTACAAGATTCTTCAATCATGAAAAAGGACATGGTTGTCCAAAATGTGTAAGAGTATCATCTCGTGTACAAATTCAATGGTTAGAATATCGTTCCATTCGTGACGGGTTTATTCAACACAGTAGTAATTTAGGAGAATATGTTGTACCGAATACAAAATTTTGTGTAGATGGTTATCAAAAGGAAACCAATACAATATATGAATTTCAAGGAGATTATTGGCATGGTAATCCAGATATTTACGACTTATCAGCGATGAATAAAACAGTAAATGAAACATTTGGAACATTATACTTTAATACAATTGCAAAAAACAAATTATTAAAGAATAAGGGATATACTGTAATTGAAATGTGGGAAAATAAGTGGAGAAATGGAATTAAAGCGGTTAAAATGATACAAAGATTGTGGCGTAAGCGTTCTACTGTTTAAATCCACCCTTAATCCATTCCGCTACCTTCATGGTATCAGAACTCTGAAAGAGTGGCTGGCAATTACCATTTACAATGGCTAGAAAACAAGGGATAGACTTTACACCACAATACCCAGGGGTGTACTCATTTTCATCAAGGTCACATTCATACCATTTAATTTTATCACTTAGGCCAAGTAGAAAATTCATGTCCAACCGCTTACAAGGTTGGCACCAACTAGCAGAAAATTTGCATATAACAATTGGATCATGTGGCATATTCTTTTGAATCAGGCTTTCGAAAAACTCCTGGCTCGGGAGGGCGGTCATCGTGTGGTGCGACATGTTTCTTGGATCGATAATAGGTTGCAACAAAGCCAGACAGGGCAATGAGGGCAATGGTTCCTAATAGAGTATAGGGCAGGATATTTAAGCTACTAGTTTGCCCACCACCACTCTTGGCTTCAGCTTGAGCAATGCCTTCTGGTGATGATTTATAGGCTTCAATGCCTTTTTTCATATCCTCAAAGGTTGGAACAGGATTCGGTACCGAACTCTCTGATAGGAGCGTTCCAACACTGCCAATCGCATTTACAATACCAACACCCAAATCAAGTGTTTTAGAGGCGGCCTCCATCGCACTATTGAATCCCTCTGCGGCGGTATTAATCGGTTTCAGGAGCGTACCCAGCACAGAGGCAGGATCAATCAATGAGCCAAAAATGCTCCAACCACCACCTGCTGATCCAAAATAAGACGCATATTGATTGACAACCGACGGCGTATCGGTAAAGAACCGAAATAACTTATAGATCCACCAACCTAATGCGATCGGCGAGCCAATGATACTAATGAGAAAGAGTAGTCGCATGATTCCACTCTCACGATCCCCTACCAAAAAGGAATCAAGACCAAATAGACCTCCCATAAATAAGCACAGTGCATAAACGAAAAAATTAGAATGTTTTGAGCCTGGTTCATCCTTTGCCAAGACACCCATCGCCACACGCTTATCAGGAAATCCTGGTAGGCCTACACCATATACTTTAATGACATCCTTGCTGGAAAATGCCTGGATAATGTCATATAAATACCAAATGCCAAAAAATAAGGAGTTGACAATCAATTTCCCGAGAAATGTCCATGGCGAGCGCAAATATAAATGATCGAGTCCAAACCATCCTCCCAACACTGCTAATACAATAAACCAGTCATATGATAAAAATGCACCTTCCGTACTAGATCCACTTGATGCATTTGGATTCATATATCCTTTGAGCCATGCCTGTAAATCGGATTCATTAGGGGGTTGGCGACCTTTTTCTTTGTCGGCTACTTCCTTTTTTGCCTTTTCCTCTTTTTCCTTTGCTTCCTTTGCTTCCTGTTTTACTCTTGCTTCCTTTTCCTTTTCTTCTTCTGATTTGGGTATAGGTATTGGTTTATTTATAGAAGGTCTGGGCTCAGGAGCGGAAGGCGTGTTTATTGCATCGTCTGGATTAAATTGGCCTGGCGGTAGTTGGCTCATTACTGTCTATTGTGACTTTTTTGCATCATCTTTTACACCAATCTTTTTTACCTTTAAATCGTGAAGAGGAGACCACCGAACCCATTAATGACACGAAACACATTGTAATTGTGCGCATACACCACAATGTGGCACGCGCCACGCTGCTTACATGCTGGAAGAATGACCGTCGGACTAGGCGGGACGGTGAGAGCCTGATTACTTAGAATCGGGTTCATTTGAATTTGCCAGACAATGCTATCAATTCGGCTCGCATTCATCGTTCCCGTAGGCTGCGAATCTTCAGGTCGAAGGGCAAACGAATAGTTATAGATAAACGAATCGACCGGAGTGGTCGTGTGGTGCTCATAGGGCTGTTGCAGTCGAAAATATTGTGGTGATCGATAGGCAAATCGGTCATATCCATCCAACTGTAGTTTAGCAGTGGAAATCAGGTCCAGGCGAGCAGCAGGTGAATGACTGTTAATATAATTATCAAGAAATGGAATGGAATACATTTCGGTATAGGGCAAACTGCTATAATTAAACCACTCGTTACGGTCCATCATGATGTCGCGTTGTACCACAAACATGAATTCTTTAATCGGATGATTAAATTCAATTGAAATGGTGGCTGTTGTCTGCTGCGCAGTAACGGAATAAGGTGGCGTGTATTGCACTTGTTCGATAATGTATTCATGCGAATTGCTGACAAATCGGCGGCGCTCCTCCACATCCAAAAACACATAATCTCCCCACAACATCATATTCACAATCTGCGAGGTACAGTCCACCTGCGTCGAACAGGCGGGCGGCGCGGATGGCACCGATGGTATGGTAGGATCCGTTGGGCAATTATTGGCCGCGGGTGGAACCCAAAAGAGCTGCTGTAGGGGACGAAGCGTAATATTAATTCGAATGGGGCTATACTGTAAGGCAAGAAGTGGTAAATAGAGGCCTGGATTACTGCAAAAGTAGAACTGGAGCGGGATCAAGAGTCGTAGTCCTTCCGTATTTGTAGCAGGCCAAATTCGCACACCTGTCACCGGATTATAGGGATCTGACACACGCCCAATCATTTCATTGAGTGCCTCCCGTTGCCCCACAGGTGTCGTAAGCTGCGTCCAAATCTCCATCCATTCGCCCGTCTGGCGATCAATCTCTTGCTCTCCCACTTCAAAGGTAATCTCCTGAATGAGTGCGTGTCCAATTGCATTCGTATAGGAGAGAACCGTTCCTGATGCATCATTTGCGCGAAGCTGGGGAAGCGTCACATCCAAATACACTCGTCCCAATAAATCACCGCGACGCGGGATCAAACAGGTGATGCGCTGACCAAAATTCGGGGTACCATCGAAATACATCGCCTGGGATTCTGTGGCAAAATTAGTATGACGGCGATACACCATTTTAAAAAAACTGATTTGAGGGTTTCCCGTTAGAAACAAATCCTGTTTTCCTGTGGCGACAAGTTGTAATAATCCACCACCTGCTGGCATCCTGTTAGTTGTTCCGGATATTTAAGATGGGAGCAATTTGCGCGCCCATTGATTCTCATATTTTCATTCTGGTATGTTTGATAGATGAGTTCATCGGGTATTGTTCCCATTAACGGTGGTTCTGTTATTTTTCGAACCTATCTTAATGAATCTGCAAATAATACCTATCTCTTAGGGCAATATGATTATCCATTGTTAGCAAATAATATTCTGGTTACTTCTACGAACGGCCTATTGATCTCTACCACTACCGCCAATGTATCCAGTGTAGGTGTCTCGAGTATCTTTGCCAATACCGTATCAACCAATCAATTGTTTATTTGCACGATTTATTACAGTACTCTTACCTCTACTCAATTGAACTTTCCCAGTACCATTGTAAATCAAATTACTGTTCCTGTTATTACCTTCTCCTCCATAACAGGCGGTACAATCGATTTTCAACAAGTTACGACTTCCGCATTGTTTGCTGGCAATGGTACCTTTTCAACCCTATCGGGTACTTCCTTGACAGCATCTAGTATCATCGTTGATACACTCTCCACCATCAATGAGACCTTCTCCACCATCACAGGACATGCCGTTTTTCTTACATCACTTTCCGCTCCTATTATCGATGTATCTACCATATCCACTGGTTGCCTATCAATAAATACCTTATCTTGTATTACTCTACAGGCATCTAATGTGGTGGTTGGAACGGAATTCTTTTCGAGTATAACAGGCGGCACATTGACAACTTCCACTCTTATTACTTCATCGATGGTTGGCACAAATGTATACTTTTCTACTCTTACCCTTAGTACGCTTTCTACTTCACTTTTTACAGTATCATCCCTCTATCATCTCACGGGTACCTTTTCGACCCTAACAGGAAGTACGATCAGTGTGTCTTCCTTTACTTTGTCGTCTATTATTGGAGGGAGTGAGACTATTTCTAGTGCCATAGGAAGCTCCATTGTGGTTTCGTCGCTTACTGTATCATCTTTAACGGGTGGTAATGAATTCTTTTCCACCCTTTCAGGAAGCGAGATCAATGCATCAAGTATCGTTGTATCCTCCATGGTATCCAACACCATTCAGTTTTCGACGATGAATGGATCAACTGCCACGATACCTCTTATTTTTGTCAGCACTCTTCAACTGGATTCCTATAGTGGCTCTACCATTACTACAAGTACTTTAATTGCATTGAATACCTATGCATCTAGTATTATCACAAGCAGCATTTCGGTTAATACCTATTATCTCAATCAGGCGGTGTATGGCCAGACGATGAAAAAGGATTCGATTGATGTATTTACAAATGTGACACTACAGGCTTCGGATATTGTAGGATTTGTGGATCATCCACCATCTATTGCACAAGTATATACCATTGGATCTACCATTCAAAATCAATGGGTTACAACAGGTGTTGGTCCTGCCATTGCCTATTCCAATAATGGAATAGATTGGCTCCCCTCTGCCAATGGAAGTTCAATCTTTTCTACAGAAGGACACGGTGTTGCTTGGAATGGAAATCTATGGGTGGCAGTTGGAGATGGAAATGGAATACATAGTACTGCCTATTCCTATGATGGAATTTTCTGGTATGGAAGTTCTCCTGTGCTAAATATAGGATATGGTGTTGCTTGGAATGGGACTCTATGGGTAGCGGTTGGATCAGGATTCTTTAATATTATCAACTCTGTTGATGGAATTTCATGGATTGATGTAGATAGTAGTATTTTTGGTATAGCAGGGGCAGGATATGGTGTTGCATGGAATGGTTCATTATGGGTCGCGGTTGGATATGGAGCAAATACAATTGCATATTCAACTGATGGGAATAATTGGTCTCCTTCTATCAATGGAAATTCCATTTTATCGATTGGACAAGGTGTAGCTTGGAATGGGACTCTATGGGTGGCAGTTGGAAGTGGAACCAATTCAATTGCTTATTCGAATAATGGACTGAACTGGACGGGCGCGCTGACCGCGCCGCCGTTAACTACTATTTTTAGTACACAAGGAAATGGTGTTGCTTGGAATGGACTATTATGGGTCGCAGTTGGTCAAGGGAGTGTTCATACCATTGCAACTTCTACCGATGGAATCACATGGACAGGTCGAGGTAATACAATTATGACAGAAGGAGGACCTGTCGCCTGGTATGGAACTGGTATTGCATGGAATGGATCATTATGGATCGCTGCGGGAAATGGATCTAGTCCCATTGCTAGATCAACAGATGGAATCCACTGGTTTGGAATTAGTTATACTCAGCTTCAATCGGGAATTGCCTTTAATTATCGCCGCCCTTACACCCTTACCATTCCAACTACTACCACCTCTACAAGTATAGGTACTATACCATCTCTTCCTATTGTTGTTCCTGCCAACAGCCAACTCGACATCGTAAGTGACTCCTATTATAACAGTGGATACACCAACTTTTCCATTGCCTTACAAACACATGCATCCTAATGTGTTCCGGATCTTACATAGGAATGTTCATAATTCATTCCTATGTAATGGATAGATGAGTCAGTCAGGCATCACAGCCTTCAATGGTGGTCCCTTTCTCATTCGAACCTACCTCGATGATTCCATTGAAAATAATGCGTATCTCCTTCAACAATATGACTATCCTGTTTCCAGTAATCGTGTTTTGACTACCTCCACCAATGGACTACTGGTCGCATCCGATTCGATTACCATTTCCAGTTTGTCCGTGTCATCGATGGGATCCGCTTTTCTGTCATCTAATACGATTTATTTCTCTACCTATTATCTATCTTCCATTACTGTAAGCAGTGTTAATGTCTCTACGCTATACACTTCTACCTTACTCACAAATCAAATTAATGTTTCTACCATGAGTGGAAATTCCATTCAAGTGTCCTCTTTGCTAACCTCTTCGTTATATACTTCCACCCTTTTCTTTTCTAGCCTGACGGGAAGTTCTCTCGCCCTTAGCACATGCACTGCCTCCTCCATTCATGCTCAGCAGGTTCTCTTTTCTACGATGACGGGAAGTACCATCTTTGCATCAAATCTATTCGCATCTACCGTTACTACAAGTAGTCTTACTTTTTCAACCGTGACGGCAAATTCTATCAGTGTATCCACATTTTATATATACTCAATGAGTGCAAGCTCCATTTCCTTTTCAAGCATGATCGGTCCATCCATTACCTTTTCGTCGATCAATACACTTTCTACCAATCTGAGTAGCTTCTCATTTTTGAATGGCGGCGCGGATACATTACTAGTATCCTCTATTGGAGCCGGTTCCATTACTGCAAATGTTCATAGCTTCTCTACCTTTACTGGTAGCACTATTTCTGCATTAGATAGTTATGTTTCAACGCTTACTACAATCACCAATACATTTGTAACACTAACGGGTAGTACCCTTTCGGCCGACTCTCTTCAGGCCTATTCGATTCAAGCCAGTACCATCCAATTTTCAACCATGACAGGTAATACTATTTCTGCAACATCTTCTTTAATAGGCAATTCGATTAGCACCAATGATATCCAATTCTCTACCATGATGGGTGAGATCTATACTGTTAGCACTCTATATGGTTCTACCATCTATACAAATGATTTGGAATTTTCCTCCATCACGATAAGTTCCTTTGTTTCTACCACCAATTTCTATACCTCTACCCTCTATACCAGTAGCATCTCCATCACTTCCTACAATCTTAATCAATCTGTGTATGGCGTCACTTCTAAAAAGAGCAGCATCAGTCTATTGGACAGTATTTCAGTTTTATCGAGTAGTATTCTGGCGCGCCTGGATAATCCTCCTTCTATACCACAGGTCTATACACTCGGTCCTTCTGTACCGAATCGATGGGTTGCGGTGGGAAGTAGTAATTATGATATTATGTATTCCAATAATGGACTCCAATGGAATCCTAGTGCAGATACAATATTTACAGTAGGAACTGGTGTTGCATGGAATGGACTCTTATGGGTTGCTGTCGGTCAGGGGACTAATCGTATTGCCTATTCCTATGATGGAGACAATTGGTTTCCTTCTCCCACTGGAAGTGCAATTCTATCATCTGGGGGATATGGTGTTGCATGGGGTGGTAATCAATGGGTTGCTGTTGGATATGGAGCTGGAGCTGGAACAAATACAATCGTCTATTCGCCTGATGGAATCAATTGGTATCCTTCTGTCAATGGAAATGTAATTCTAAATGGAGGAGGAC